AAACACTGTTTGTAATTTTGTACGAATAATCTTTGAACTGAAACTGTTGCGCAGGCCTTGATGCAAGGGTTTAGGTGCACGATCTATGGTTGACCATGCCCAGGCAATGTGCTCATCACTCAACACTGGAACAAATTCGTTGTTGATCACGCACATGTAGGTGTGAAAATTAAACACACGATCATTTGACACAAATGTTTCCAACGGCATTTGACACAAATGTTTCCAATGGTATTGTTTTTAGAATTTTAGGCAGCGCACCAATTTCTTCAACTATTTCACGCTGTAGACCCTGCCACGGAGTTTCACCAGTGATGTTGGTACCACCCACAAGTCCCCAAGTGCCCGCATGTTTGCCATGTCCTTTTTGCAACAGCAAAAAACGCCGTGTGCTTTTGGCATAAAACAATGCACCACTGGCAGTTATGTTTTCAGTTACAGTACGATTTTCCATTTGTCAGCCGAATATTCACCTTCAAAGCTCTTGACCCAGGAAACTCCGTTCCACAAGTATTGAACTCCAGTGTATATATTCGTCTGCCACACCATGGTCTGTGTTTCTTGGCNGCTGTTAAAAATCACACGCCAAGCAATACCATTCCATTCTATGATGTCGTTGGCCACCGCAACTAGATCAGCGCCGTTGGTGGCCTTCCATGCATCAGCACCGTTTTGTGCGGCAGTGCCAACAATACCGGTCCAGGTGCTGTTTTTAGTATTGACTACACTGCCAATATCTTCTACCAACAAGAATCTAGTGCCCGTTGCCACTGCTTGATCAGTGGATTCATTATGAGGACGAAGAGGATTATATGTTTGCGGGTTCACGATGGCATCAAATGTTCCTGGACTGTTGGGTCTGTTACTGTTGGCAGCATTGTATTGCGTGACGTCAGTGTCTAGATAACCCATGCTGTCAATACCAGTATTGGTTGTTAGTGTATCCAAATTCCAGTTGACTTGTAGTGAATTATAGTCCAAGGGGTTGAGCGCAATGGTTCCTATAATTTGATTGCCATTGGGTTGTGTTAGATACAGTCTACTGGAACCAGCAATATATTTTCCAGGATACTGACTGAATACTTCTAACCAGCTGATGTCAGGACCTTGTTTAACAGCTATGTCCAGTGTGGGCAGTGAAGGCAGGGCATTTTCGCTTGGTGCCATTAATTTGGCTTGATTGCCGTACACTTGTAATTGATAATCCAAGGCTGTTGTTACCACAACGCTGATTAGGTCAGATAATGTGGTTGTACCTGCCATGGGATCTGCTCCCAACCCATCTATGTACGTGCCACTGGTCACACCCTTGTCATAAATTCCAGCTATGATCTTGGTAATAACACCAAGATGTTTGACCTTGACCGGAGGACTGATCCATATGGGGGTTTCCACAGTCAGTGTGGCCACTTCAATTGGGTCACCACCTGCTGCCGTGCCCACAGGCACTTGTCTACTGCTCCAGCTGATATCGTTGAGATTCAACACACTTATGCTGGTCCAATCAATGTAGTTGTCTGTTGTTTGCAATTCCAAACTGGGATTAAACAACACCAGAATCTGTTCCAGTATCTGCAACTTTTGGTCAGTGTTGGCACTCCATATATCCACTTTCATCTTCAGTGTGAATGGTGTGGGCATCAATCTTTCAATGGTGTAATTTTTACCCTGTGTATTCACATACTGATTGGGCGTGACTGAAGTGTCAATGTCACGCTCTCTAATGTGCATTTTTCCAACAAAACTTTGATCAGCCACACGATCTCTATCCAATTTTAACTCCATAACATACACACTGATTCGTGGAATACTGTTGACTTTGTTTTCGCTGTTGTTGCGCAAGATAGTGGCCACTTGCCTATCAGCATCTCCATACATCACTGGAATTTGGTGCAGGGTGCCGTCGCCATATTTCACCACAAAGTTACTGAACACACGAATAGTCTGTGTGATGTATCGTCTTATTTGACCATCATAAAAGTGTAACATTATAAATCTGCCTTGGGTTTAAGAACCTTGCTGAGGCTCTGTTTCTGTGCTTCTCTGTTGTTGTACAAGGTCACACTCCACTGCCCAGTGTATGGTATAGTTTGTTGCACAGGCGTGCCAGCCGAATTGTTAATGATGGGCAATTGAATTTTGACCTTGTTACCAACTATGCCCGTTTGGGGATTGGTATAACTGTAACTTGTAATCAAGTTTGGATAGTCTGCAACTGCATACTCCAACTGTGTAATGTCTCGTTTGATTACCACATACGGAGCACTTTGATTTGTTGCGTAATCCAACGTGGTATTAATAGTGGTGGCATTTTGGGTCAACTGAACAGCAGTACTACCGTTGACCAATGCATCGTTATAGGTGTAGGCACTGTTGTTGATGAATCCAGTTTTTTGTGTGGCACGACTGTCAGTGTTGGTCATTGGCATACGCACATCATCCTCCAAAGCAATCCATGCTGCCTGTTTGGAACTAAATCTAAATAATCTGTTGGGAAAGAAATCTGCTCTTAGAAAGAAATCATTATCAGCGGGCTGAGTTGGAAATTGTATTCCAAATCCAAAGTCATATCCATTGACAGGAAAGCCATCGCCCAGCAGGTAGCCAGTGTATCCACTACGTTGAGGTGTATCATACACAGCATCGGCACTCACACTGCCATTGCTGGCCGTTAATCCAGAACTATTTGCGGCCAACAGTGTGGTTTTTCCTGTGGCGCTGGCCGCAAGAGTGTAAAACTGTCTAGTTTCGTAACCACTCTGCGGTGCATCTGCTTCAGCTTGAGCAACAACTTGATTGTTGATAGCGATTTCTTGATTGAAAGTACTGAGTAAATCTTTAAGAGTTTTTCCAGCTGGGTCAGGATCACCGTTGGCATCTTTAGCAACTTTATTAAAAATATCAGCAAACTGTTGACTGTCAGTAATTTTTTTAACTTTGAGTCTGTACAAATGCGGATACCAAGTGGCACTGAATCCTTCGCTGGCCCGTCCCACATCTTCAATAGCATAATAGCGTGGCAACGCAATGTCAAAATCGTTAAGGGCAAACTCGTCCCGCAGGTGTGGCAATTCTAGCACATCTCCGCTGATGGGTTTACGACCAATGTATTTGATAAAATCGTTAATGTGTACTGTCATGAACAGGGTGTCGTTGTCAATAAACAGGCCAAACTGACTTAGGTTAAAATCAACATTTTGCACGTTGTAAATGCCACGTATTCTGTATATTTCCTGATCGTATTTTCTATCACGATTTTCTAAAAATAACAAATCCTGTATGTTGGCAACATTTGTGTTGGCGTAATGCGGCTGATCCGCTGTGGCGTTGGCAGTGTCAGTATTTGCACCTAGGTACTTGTGCAAATACACGTCAGTGCCCCCAACTTGAAACATCTCGCTGGCTTGGCGGTCAATGAATTTGTAATCATTGCCTTTTTCTGGTTTATATAAAGAAAGTCTTGGCATAATGATATTTATCGCCAGCTAAATATACAAGGAGAACTAATTATGGACGATTTGCCAGCAACCACGCAGAGTAACGCCACAGCAGAGCGAAACAAGGTATTTGACTATGTCAAGCTAATGTTGGGTGATGGTATGATTGAGGTAGAACTTGATCCTGCACACTATGAAGCCGCACTGGATCGGTCGTTGAATCGCTACAGGCAAAAAAGTCCAAATGCTGTGGAAGAAAGTTACTTGTTTCTAGAACTACTACAGGATCAAAATGAATACAGATTGCCTGATGAAGTTATCACAGTGCGTGAAGTTTTTCGTAGAGCCATTGGCTCAAGAAGTGGACTTGGTGCGGGTGGTACTTTGTTTGAACCGTTTAACCTGGCCTACACCAACACCTACCTAATGTCAGGCAGTATGATGGGCGGTTTAGCAACTTATGACATGTTTGCTGGATATCAAAAATTGGTTGGTCGTATGTTTGGTAGTTATATTGAGTATGCTTGGAAACCAACCAGCCATCTTTTGACAATTCTTCAACGTCCTTTTGCTCAAGGCGAACAGATTTTAGTGAGAAGTTACAACTATCGACCAGACTGGGTATTGCTACAGGACTATCAAGCAAAACAATGGCTCAAGGATTATACCTTGGCAGTTGCCAAAACCATGCTGGGCGAAGCACGTAACAAGTTTGCCAGTATAGCTGGCCCAGGCTCAGGTGGCATAACACTGAACGGTAAAGATCTTTTGGCCAGTGCAGAAAAAGATTTTGAGCGTCTTGATAAAGAATTGGACACTTATGTTGCTGGCGGAACGGGCTATACGTTCGTTCTTGGATAAAAAGTCTTGACCTTGTAATAAAACTGTTATATAATAGCATATCGTTAGGAGATGCTATGATTATAGGTGTGTGCGGATTTATTGGTTCTGGCAAAGATACTATTGCTGATTATCTAACTAACTTTCATGGTTACCGACGAGAAAGTTTTGCCAACAGTTTGAAAGATGCTGTGGCCCAAGTGTTTGGTTGGGACAGAACCATGCTGGAAGGCCGCACAAAACAGGCACGTGAATGGCGCGAACAAGTGG